GGAGAGTAACTATTAAGCGATACGGGCTTATACAGAAACTCCACACAACGGATGCCGCTGAGACCCGTATTTGGCATCTCAACGTAATCCCCACCGTTAAACAGCATGGACGAGCCATCGCCACCAACGTCTAACGGTGATTGACTATAAGCTACCCCGGAAGTGGTTGTAGCATGACGAGCATTTCCGGACGAGTCTTGCGCTAATCCGGAGCTCTCATCAAGTTTCCAAAAGCCTATAGGTCCGTCAGATAGAATTAAATCATCATAAGCGGACATTAACTATTAGCCCATTGTGAACCAGCCACCAGCATTAACAGTAATGGTCAGCGTATTCGTATCGGTTGCAGTCACATCGGCAGGAGAATTATCCAGCAAACCCCAAGCCACGAGATTACGAGTTGCATCAGTCACATTGGTGTTTTCAAACAATACCCAGTAACGTGCAGTAATTGAGCCTCCAGAAGCAGTCCAGACAGGATCGTCTGAATCGAACTTCATCTGACCGTTACCGCCCCCTGACAGCACAAAACTCGGATTTGCCAAGTTCTGCCGCGAGTAACCAGTACCACCAGCAACTTCGTTGGTGATGTCATCAACGAAGTTATGAGTCGCAGAATCTGGGGTATAGGCAGAAGTGGTCAGAAGTACAGCAAAGGTTTGGGTATCAAGATCAACCAAGCCTTTACCGATCTGCCCTTTTACACTATCGTAAAAGTTAAAAGAACCAGTTGTAATCGCCATTTTATCTCTCCAAAGTAATTTCAACTACCCTGCGGACGTACAGGGTAAATTTTACAAGTTCTTGCCATATTACCTGTATGGCACCAGCATACGGAGCCCCAAGCCCCAACGCTCTAATTTGTTTTCCTAAGCCTAAAGTATTCATACCGGTGTCAACGACGACAAGTCATCAGGAGCTTGCCACCTCTGATGCTCCGTAGTGTTGTCACTTTTATATAGTATAACCAAATTATTCACTTTATCGTGTACGCGTTTGTTGTACTCAGCCCTGTGAATATCGTGTACAAAATCTTCGCGGATTACAGTTGCTCCATTCGAATTATCAGTAAACTTGCCTGAAGTTATCGCTCGCATAGTTCCCTGAGTGTTTGAATTGTCAAAAACTAAAGACCCACGAGCTATTTCTACAGAGACCACATCAGTAACCTGATTACAATCTTTAATCGTCATTTGCCCAGAATAATCAGTTAAGGTAAGCGTAGCCGTACCAGCATTATTTAAACTGATTGATGGCGAACCAGTAGGCATTCCAGAAGCACATCCTTTTACGAACGCGTTTGCTGTATTCGCAACTACTAAATCACCCATTAACGCGCAATTCTCGTAATAACCATTTAGCTGCAAACCATTAAGCAACACACAATCTTGTGCGATAACATTACTTGTATGAGCTCCCTCAATAGCAACTTGGAAGAATCTAGTATTCTTCATATCGTACCCAGCAAGGTCAATAGTAGGTACGCCCTGCCCGATAATATTTAAATTCTTCAAGTTGCGGGTCATAGTAATGTCGCCGCGAATTACTAAATCAGTGATTCCTTCGAACTCTGCATGATCAATCGCATCGTTAATATCATTAAACGGATATTCAGAACCGCCGTACCCAGTACCCACAAAATCGGGATCATAGAAAACGGCTTTCGGTACATGGTGCATATAGTTCAACATGTGGCCAAAAGTAAGCGCACTGTTATATGATGGAGCATTGGCATTCCAAACAGCCGCAGCAACCTCGGTCGGTGTACCTACGCCACCACCAGTATTAACTTCGATAACCTCAACCTGTGGTGGAACATAATCAATGTCTACCTCGGTTGAAGCGGTCAAAGGGGAACGGTCAAAACACGCACGACCTTCTTGCCCGTCATCCGTAATAATTACCCCGGTGATAATAAGTTGATGCGAAATATCGTACGGGATAATCCTCGTACCCAACTGACAAACCACATAACGTTCTGTGTATGTCGGTTTTGCGGTCTTTTGGTCAGCTCCTTTGGCAATTAAAAAAACATCATACCCACGCAGGGCTTCATTAAGCCTGCGGCAAATACGCATCTCTTTGTAAATATCGATAGGATGTACTTCTTGGTCTACAGTATTTGCAGACAGGTACAAATCTCTCGTAACAGGATCAATTCCCGCTAAGAGGGACACGCCCGTTAATCCGCTTACGTCTATGTAGGCCATACTTACGCCTCAATAATTACATCACCAGTCTCAGAATCAATCGTGCCGTTATATCTCTGTGCAAGCCAATTAATAACTGCGAACGTAAGATGCGTACCAATATCTGCTGCGGTAACGAAACCCACAGAGGTGTCCATCATAATAGGAAACTTCTGATCGGCTACATCTGACAGCCTATAATTAAACGAATCAAAATGATCCTGAACGTTGTGAACGTCGCCAATTTTTTCAACGCGCTGAACTTCAACGCGAATCCAAGGTTCGCTCCCTTCCTTGGGGGTCTCAATCGAAATCTTATTCGCGCGAACCTTTATCATCAGGCATTGTTCTCTACCGCTGGTTCTGCTGACAGAGACAGAGCAGAATTACTCAGAGTCTGAGTAGTTTTCGCCTGAGTAACGCCGCCATCACCTTCGCAGAGAATTACTACGTTGACGTCGCCGTCAGTAGAGTAGTCGTGCTCAAAATCGAAGAACGTATTCGCACCAGTAATAAATGGCGAACTGTTATCTGCCGGACCCTTCACTGCGACGTCCTGTGCATCCAAATAATCCACTGGCGAAGCTGTGTTGAAAGAAGCAGCGGTGAAGATATGGAACCAAGCCAGAGTATCGTCAATAGCTGACTGACCAATTTCTACGGTTACCGAAGTATAAACTGGGTAAGTCTTAGTGTTACCACCATCGTCGATGAAGGACACACGCAGTTTATCTGCACCAGCCAGAGCGTCAATGAACAGACCTTGCGTACCAGTCTGACCACTATGCCAACCGTCAGCAGTACCAACAACCGGAGTAATCTCACCAGAAGGCTGGTAGTAGTACCACACGTCGTACGCTTTACCGTTCAGAGAAGGTGTGCCGACGTTAATGGTCGCATCGATAGTAGCCAATGCATCGAGGTAAGCAATACACTCGTTCAGAGTACCCGGAGCGGTGTTATTCAGAACCCAGAAGAAGTCGCCATCAGCCTGAGTAAACCCAGTCTTGGTCTGAGTAGTACCAAACTTCTCGAGTGACATTCCAGTCCAAGGAGCAATCTGCGCGTTGTTGATAGTTTCAGAACCAGTAGCAGCTTCGGTAGTGACCGCCTCAGTTACTGTGATCTCATCATTGGTAGCCAGATCATCGCCGATAGCGGTAATGGTAAACGTACCGTTGTTGGTAGTAGCCCCAGTAATTACCACCTTAGAACCTACACCGAAACCAAGCGCAGTCCAGTCAGTAGCACCAGAAGTCTCAAGTCTGAGGGTGTTAGCACCAGTACCTGCTACTGATTGTGAAGTCAGAGCGATAGTGTCGTCAGGAGCCACAGATGCAAACGGATGGTCAGTAGTGCTGGTGGTCAGGTGTGAACTTTCGTTCAAGGCCGCACCAGATGAATAACCGCCGAGTTCTGCAATACCCAGAGTTGTACCAGTTGAGATACGACCGTAGTTCTGACCGTAAGTACGAACTGAGAAGTAATGCGAACTCAGGGTGTTGTCGAAGTTACCGTGAGTTGCGTCACCATACACTTGGAACGCTTCGTCCAAGTTACCCAGTTTGGTGAAGTCAAACATATCCGTGCCGGTAACATCAGCATACTTGGAAGTCTGGTAGTAAGGGACAGAATCGGACAGGATAGAACCCAGTCCTTTAGGACCGAACCAGATTTCGTTTACGGTAGTACCGGTCAGTTCACGCCAGCCGGAGCCACGGAACAGTTTACGGTCAGTATCAGTTTTAGGTACACGGCCAAATACGAAGTCGTACGCACCACCGAATTTAAACGTACCGCGAGTAAAACGGTCAGTACCACGAAGTACTTCGTCGTAACGACGCTCTTGGTTTTCAAATGCGTAGAGAGCTTCCAACTTCAGACCATCCAGCTCGATCAACGAGTTAGTGGTTGATGCGCCAACAATACGCTCGTCACCGCCAGCCGCTTCGTCGGTCAGGGTGGTATCAACGCTGATAGTATCGTATGGGGTAGTAGTAGTCGAAATCGACACAATAGTGTGGGTGCCGGAGTTACTGCCATTAGCAAAACCAGAAGCTGTAACATTCATGCCGGGGCGGAAACCCAGAGCACCGAAGTTAATACCTGTACCTACAAATTTATTGCCTGTAGCAATGGCTTGTATTGATTGCGACGCAGTAGTGTCCGCGCTGGGGGTGTAAGTTGCATAATCCCCTGCGTGCCCAAAAGACACCTCGCCTGTGCCGGTATTCGGGTCAAAAAAGACGTTACCGTCTGTAAAAGATGCACTCGACGCCTGATGAAGGCTGGTCGAGTAGTTCGATAAATCAATTGTAGCCATTAGATAGCCTCCTCATTAAGTAACATATGCTGTTCGAGAGCGGTGGCGAGTCTCTCGTTTTCTGCTTTCAAAACGTCAAGCTGCATTTGACCGCGTGCAGTAATCTCTTTAATTTTAGCATCGCAGGCAGATTTAGTCTCATTTTCTGCCAGTTTCATCATCTTCAGGATAATGTCGCGAATCACGAAAGTATCCTGAACTGTGATATAGGCAGGCAGGCGGTAAAGTTCCTCTCCGTCAAGCGAAGCTACCCAATCTCCGTCTTCGCCATTTACAGTGAGTTGTTTGGTTTGTGCGTGTTTGATATTAATCATTGTCATCCGGTGTCAGTGTGATGTTTCTAGTCATATTGTTATCTTCAAGCGTGAAGAAATCGTTATATTCCACATAATCGTTGGAAATTATCTGGAGTATTCTGTGTTGGTTTGCCGCGTAAGTGTACGTGTCGATGCTGTTTTTGGTAGCAGAAGTTTCCTGCTCCACACCATTGATCTCAGTAACGTTGTCAAACTCACCCGCAGTATCAGTGCTGTACAGCCTCCACTCGTAATTTGGAGACGGCAATGGGCTGACGTTGAAAGACAACGTACGCTGGTTTGCTACAACCGCAACTGTACCAGTTCCGTCATTCTTCACAGATGGGATGGTAGCACCTGACGCGATGTTAATCGTTAATTTCTGGCCGGCACTTACGTTTACGAGGATGGCCGCATTGGTAGTGTCATCCTCGGTAATTGGGTCGCCGGTTGTACCAGTAGCATAGCCAGACAGAATATTGTTCCAAGTAACGGTGGTACTGGATGTGATGTTGCCCAAATCAACAGCATGGTTTGTGCCATCTGAGATAAATGTATTGCCAGTTACCAAACTCAAATCATCGACCACAATGGAGGTCTGTGAGGTGCTGTTTGAGATCAAGTTGCCGGTAATGGTTGCTCCGCCCTGAGTAATCTGGGCACAGCGACGAAATGATCCGTTTGTAATATCGACAGTTTTAGTTGCACCCTTGCTGAAAACAAAGGTGTCCATGTCGATAAAGTTACACTGATCGAGGGCCACATCGCACTGATCTGTCATCAAGAAACGGCCTTTAGACGCTGTAGTAGTGTCCAAAGTCTGGATCGTTATACCAGTCCACTCGATGTTAGAGCCTGTGTTTAAACACTCAATCAGGTTGAAGTTGGCTGTAACTTTTGGCGTCCATTGAATAAAGACGGTTTTGTTGGAGTCTCTGAAATCTACAGCATTGGTCGCTGTACCCAGAGACATGCGGCCTTTCCAGAGATAACCACCAGAAGTCTTCGACAACAAACCCCAACGGTTGTAACCGTTTGTTGCATCGTTGTAGTCGTTTACAGTAGCGAACCCATCAAAAGTACAGTACCCATTGGTGATGTCGCCATGCTCGAAAATAGCAGAACAACGGCCATAACGTATGGCATCGACGTTGTGCACCTCACCTTTCGACGAACCGGTCGTAACATACACTGCCGCACCGATATATTGTTCTGTGCCGTTAGGAGTGCCTGCGGTGTAATCAGCGGTTACAGAGGTGTTTACAGCATGGTTAACCCAACCACCGTATGGGTATGGTGCTTTATCAACGCCACCAACTGTCCATACGTCGAAATCTGAAGTAGAACTACCAACAACAAGCATAAAGCCGTCGTTGGCATAAGTCTCGATGTTGGAGGCCACCATGTAGTTCTGCCAGACAAGATAAGCCCCATCTGTGCCATGACCGCCTGTGCCGGCCCCATTATTAAACGCGAGAGAACCTACACCAACGTCTTTGGTACAGTCCTGAGTAACAGAATACAAACCTTGGATGAATGGGTAGTCAGGGTCTTCATAAGCTGGCGCACCCTGAGTGTTAAAAGCCTCAGAACCGCCAGACAGAGTGACAGAGCCAGTCATCTCAACCCAGCCGGAAGCTGCGTCTAAAGACAGGTCAGTCAAATCTTCAGTGTAACTCGGCGCGGCCACGTATAGCCTCCATCACATGGTTCAGTGAGTGGTTCTTGTGCAACTGGATATTCGTCTCATCGCCCCGATACAGGACAACAGAAAACCCCTCTTTTTTGAACGATTCAATTTGCTTGGCGGCTAATTGCGTCATTTTACGACGTTGATCAACTCTGCCAGACATAACATCTTTACTGGTTCTACTGAAAATTACGCCACACTTATCTGGGCGTAAATCTTCGCCAACCTTTTCCATTTGTGCCCAAACGCAAAGAAATTCCTTACATTCTTTTGGGCGTGTTTCGTAAATTGTGCAGCCTACTCCTTCCTCGCATTTACTGCATGGTTCCCCGATCTTACTGGGTATTTCATGCAATTCGAGGTCTCGGCAGCAAGCTGTACAGGTTCCGCAATCCATTAAATTCCGCCGTACATGACAACAGGTGCGCGACGACGCTTCTTGCGGAAAAACGATAACGCTGAATCAAGGGCGTCCCGCCAAAGTATCAGGCGTTTATTCATAGCCACTTCATTGTACGTTTCTGCGTCATCTTTCGCGTACGCCATAGCGCACGCTTTTTGTACCAGAGACCGTCTGAATCTTGGAGAAATCTCCAGATCAACGCCGGACTCTACTTCCTCCAAAGGCTCGCGATACACAGACAGCGTCAATGCGTCGTTTGCGGTTGGAATCGGATACAGTCGTCCTTTGTCGGCTTCCATATCGGTAATAATGTACCGGGGTGGGCCTTTTGAAGTCTGCCAGTCACCGTTCAACACACGAGAGCCATAATCAGAAGAATCGGCACTCCCGTGCTCAAATTCTTGCAGAGTAATGACCTCAATAGGCAGGCCGGTAGAATTCAGGTAAACCTTACGCAGTTCAACAATGCGGTCATCGATGGCGACCCAAGGGTCGTCTGCGGTAACAGCTACAGAGTTGAAGTACGTAAAATCAGGAAGACACAGGGTTTCGCGAGCGAATTCCCTCTGTGCTTCATCAA